GGCCGCTTTACCACCTATCAACGCTGTGATATGTTCCGCAATCTCTTTAACGTCTTTACGCTTCATTACTAAAACATTAGTAAAAGGTACTTGACAAAATATCTCAACCGTTCGCTGGTTTAAAAACTCTCCCTCTAATCCATCAGCTACACTAAGGAACTTTTGATACTGTCCTAGGCTAATTTCGTTAATGTTATCAGGTATTGTAATCTGTGCTTTCATAACTAATTAACTATTTTTTTTGCTTTTTGTATTGTCGGCTTTTTTTATGATATAAAGTACTGCCCTTTGTTTGGGTTGTCTAAGTGATACGTTACATTGTATCGAATACCATCAATAGCGTGGTTATAATTGTCAACGTACAACTTACTACCCTTATCTGCGTACACGTGATTGTTTAACTCCTTAGCAATGTCTGTGCTATCCTTGTCTAATATCAATGTGTAATCTTGCATCATTGTAATACCTGACTCAATCGTTCCCTTCTTCACTGCTTGAATGTTACAGCCTTTATACTTCAAGTCGTCAATCAATCTAGGCTCTGCACTATCCGCAATAATCAACTTCTTACCTACCTTGTTTAAAATCATACTTGCCAGTACGTGAGGCTGTAATCCTTTTGAATAGATATGTTGTTTAAGGTAGATTATCTTTTTAGCTTTGTCTATTGCTACTTCGGTCAATGTGTCAGGGTCAACGCTGTAACCAAAGTCCATACCGCAAGACGTTTGTAAGTTGTTAGGGTTAAACTCTCCGTACTTCCAATTAGTAAACACTACACCCTCTGCCTTATCTAACCAACCACCTAAAATAACGTGCTCGTATTTCTTAGCGTTGTTTTGCTTCATGCTTTCAACTTGTCTAATAAAAGACTCGGAAAGATGTTTGTAGTTATCCAGGTAAGTAGTATGGATATAAGTAGTATCTTTTAAAACTCTGTTGCTTCCATCTTGTACACCTCGTTGCTCAAAGAATCGTTTATAAATGAAATGCTCTTTAGTTGCTGGATTCAATACAAGGATAACTCTGTTCTGTATTCCTTTCGCTCTGATACTAAAATCAATCTTATCGAATACATCCTCATCTACTAACTCTTCAGCCTCATCTAATACCCATGTAGTAACATTAGCCAATGATTTAAGGTTGGCTGTCTGTGTTCCTGCGCTCGTTCTAATACCTCGAAACAATATCTTACTCCCAGTACGTAGGTTTACTATCTCGTCCTTAGTGATTTTAAAGTCATCTAAGGCCTTTGCTGTTTCAATCTTATCTATGAACTCAGGAATAATAGAAACGTGAGCAGAAGTAAGTGTATAACGTGTAAATAGTATTACATGGTCAGGCTCATAAGTAAGTAATAGTAGAAACGAGTTAAGGGAATACGATTTACCGCTTCCCCTCCCTCCTGTTATTACAAAATATCTACTGTCTGAACCTAGTAAATTATACTTCTTATTTATCTGTATCTGACTCAATCTTAAAGATGTCTTTTATATTGAACGCTTCACTAGAGCTAAGATTAATATCCTTAGTCTCTTTTGGCTTACCTAAGTAATACTCTAAAAATAACTTAATAGCGTTAACGTCTTGTTTTGTTATCGCTTTTTCTTTAAGCGTTTTAATCACTTCTACGACATCTTCAGGAGTTGAGGCAAGGTCTAGTAGCTCTTTGTATTGATTCTTTCTCTTGTCTGCTCCTTTTGCCTTTGTAGAGTGTCCTTTGTTACCATTATTTATTCTTCCATCCATTAGTATTGTATTTTGGTGTTAGAGATTTTATCAATGTACTCTCAATTAGCAACGCGTTTTCGTTAGTTAAATCATTTGCAATAATAACTTCTTTTATATATCCATTATTAATTAATTCTACATGTTCATCATTAACTCTATTACAACTAAACAGTCTTTCTCCGCTTCCTTTACCTATATAAACAACCTCACTATTGTGGTAGTGAAAATAAACATAGTACTTACCATGTCTTATATGTTTATCTAAAAAACCCTTATAAGCCATTTCATAAAATACTTTAACTTCATCTGATATTTTATCACAAAAAGCGTTTACATGCTCATTGTTTGAAACAGATATTTTTCTTCTTCTGTCTATTGTTTTTTTTGATTTCGTAGATTTTCCTCCGTTATTTTTCCTTTTATCCATCTTCTAATATGATTTAATTATTTGATTAATCGTTATAAGTTTCGTAAACTCTTTGTAATCTGTTCACAACGTCTCTAACGCATCCACCGCAACCCATTGAATCGCTAATATTTCTGTTAAAGATACGTCTTGCAATCGTTACCAGTTTCTTATATTCGCTTGGTTTTACCTGTTGCGGGTTTCCATCGAAAAACTCTTTTAAGTATTCGTACTCGCTTTCTTCTAAGCATTCTACTTTAAATTTAAGTATTGCGTTCAATTTTGCTTTACGTTCGTCACAACCGCAGTCATCACCCCAAACAGCTTTAATTAACTTCTTAATCCCTGTTACTTCCGTAATGCTTTCAATAACATCTCCTAGTCCTTCAGGTGGTAACTCTTCAAACCCTTGCGAGTCTCTCCAATCTTTGTACTCCTTAGTCCTCTTATCTAAGTTATTGTAATATTCTTCGTCTTTAATCATATTTATTTAATTAGTTCAAAATCCTGGTTCTTATAATCTTCGTAATCTTCTGATACGCTTTCTCTTATTCTATCCTTACAGTTCTTCAATGTGTTAAATACACTTGTTAAACTTATATTAGTATCCTCACTTAATCCTCTCATACTTTTCTCGTCTTTAATATAGGTGTCAAACATCATCTTATCGTACCAGTGCCACGAATTAACTTCTTCGTCTATTAGGTTAATAAGTTTATCAAACGCTCTCTCATCTTCTATTGGTTCGTTGTCCGTTCCTTCAAATCCTTCCCCTAGTCTTACAAAGTATTCGCTTCTTTTGCTATCCTCTTTAAGTAATCGCATAGATACACGCTTTAACGTAATCCACATATAAACCATGTTAACCTCTCCATCTTCCTGAAGTACTCTTTTACAAGTAGGCATATTAACATACTTTGGATTTACTCGCTTGTCTCCTTTCTTGTGCTTCTTCTTTCCTAGTTCGGACAGTTCAATATAAAACTCTTGCACTATATCCTCGTAGTTATCGTTGCCTCTATTCTCAGGAAATGACCGTACTATGTTTAGAAAGTCGTTATGTTTAGAAGCTACCTTATTAAACCAATCCATACTTATATAACTTAAATTGTTGTATTTTGTTTATTGTTCATCAATTCTTAAAGGTCGCTCTATCTTATATTCTAACGCTTTACGACTTATCGTTAACTCTGAACCTTCTAGACTGTTAATGTATAGCAATCCATCTAAAGCGTCTAAGCACTTTTCATCGTAGCAAAACTTCTTAACGAACAGCTCGCCTTTAACCTTATATTCTAATACGAATAATATTTCCTCCATGCTTGCAATATAATCATTTTTAACCATATAAACAAAAAAGACCGAACAAATTAATGAACGGTCTCAGGTGGTACGGCAGTCACCTACTTAATATTAACAAAACGATTTATAAATTAAATTGTTATGCTAACTATTTAGCGTCTTTAATGTCTTTTATGTCTAATCTTTAAATGTTATGGACGTCTTAATAGTTACTCTACCATTCTCATACCATTTTCTAATATGTGAAGCTGTAAATCTTCCACGCTCCATAAGTAATAGTATGAGCATGTGTTCATCTTCATTCTTATCATACAGCTCCCACATCTTGTCATTGATTAAGTCTTCGTTATTAGTCAGCCATTCTTTATCTATGTCGTCTTTAATTTTAGATTTAACTATCGCCTCATTTAACAAGCCACCTCTTTCACTAACGAAAGCAACATCATGAGCTAACCCATGACAATCTGAACACAATTTTATTAAGTTGCCCTCATCATCGCTACCCCCTCTTGATTTCGGTACAATATGATGTGCTTCTAAATGTTCTGTTTCTTTGTTACACGACTTACACTTCATCCTATTTTCTTTTTAGCATTTACAGCCATTAACCTACATTTCTTACTCTCTAAGCTATCTAATAAATCAATCATTTGCTCCTTACACATCTGCGCTCCTTCTGTTTTAAAGTTAACTAAGGCGTAGTGCTTAACAGTTTCGTGAATGTTTTGGAAATACACGTTATTAAGTGTTGTTATAGCTCCGTTAGGATAGCTTAGGATTGATTCTATTATCTCTGAGTACTTCATTAGTCTTTATCTATGCACTCTATTTCCGCAACTGTTAACTTAGAAGCCCTAATACTATTTATAGCATCTTTTACTAATTCTTCCATTTGTTCTTCTGTGTAATCCACATAACCTT